GCAACACGTACAGTGTTGGATTTGTGTACTGGAATGTGGAACCATTCCTCGCAATAGGTGCCCCAATCTTTGGTAACAAAGGTGTCGGCATCCGAGGTTTCGTAACCTAACATGGCTGCAGCCTCCGAGTGTGCAATTGCGTACTCAGGGTCTGACATAACGGCGGTCGTATCGTCACCGTTGCCTTCCTCTATCGCATGAGCGCGGGTCTTTAGAACCGCGTACGTGTGACAAAGAGGGTGAGCCAATGATAAGCAACTTTTTGTCAGTGGGTCGCCCATCGGGATTCCTCTATTGAGGATACCAACGAGCTTCCCCTTGACATGAAGCCTCTTCTTTCCCAGCCAGTAAAACTTGACCATGTCAAGCTCCTCCTGGGGGAGTCCTAGTCTCTTTAACAGGTCACCCATCGACCACCACCCCATTGCGTGGGTGGGGCCGTCGGTGGCCTTCTTCCAATCGGTAGAGAACATCCACTTTCCAATCCTAGGATTGAAAACGAATTCGAACTCTTCCTCATCATAATGATAACCTTCGATGGACTTGAATCCAAGCTTTGCGGCTTGGAGACCGTTCCGGAGGTTGCGGATACACTTCAGTAGGTGTATTGTTATATGAGAGTATGGCTGCAGGACAGATTCTTTCCAGAAACTGCCCGACGTCACGACTCTCGCTTTCCCGTTCTCACGAACGGCGGCAACATTTACACCTAGTAGGTCGTTGTGGTTGGACTTGTCTTGCCACAACTCCTTTCCCCTCGCGTACGCGAAGTTTCCGAGTGTCCCGGGCACCATCTCCCTAAGTTCAGGGATGTGGATGTCTAGGTCTTGGACGTGTTCAGAGAGGTAAGCGAACTTACCACCCTTCTTCTTGCTCGATTCGAAGCAAGCAGAAGAGCTAGCTGATATCTTAAATTCAGGGTTCATACCAAGTTTTGTCTCACGGACGAGCTTGCTAAGAACAATATCTTTTGCGGTCTCCATTAAAGAGTCCGGCTCAAACGAGCCGGTGTCCTTGACATTGTCGAGGAACTCTTCGATGGCTTCCGCAGCCATTTTGGAATCTGCCAGCCCCGTGGCGCGTGTTTGTGAAAACATTGCAACACGGAGGATGGCAGACTTAGATCTTTTACTCTTAATACTGATATTATTCAGGAGTCTTACTAGAGGCCCTGCGAAGCTATAGCTCCGCAGCTGGCAGTCTGTCAGTTTGACTTCAGAATTCTCGAGGTACTGCTTCTTGACTGACTTCCTGAGGGTCTTTAGGCCCTTGGCATAGGAAGCGTAGTTATGGAAGCATCCCATGAGGACACTGTTAATCAGCCTGTCTGACTGGGTGTACCCGTCAGTGAAATACTCAGGGTGGGCGAAAATGAGGGAGGTCAACACACCATCTGCGGTGTTGAGAGCCTCTCTCACGATCCCCCGCCCCTTCTTTGTCAGTGCAAGTTTCTTCACCTTATCCTTACCGGATTTGGGTAGTCTCTTGTACCAGTATGTTCGTGTGGCCAAGAGGGCGATAAATCGCTCCCTTGAGCACATGAAGAGATTCGTTCTGCGTCCCTCTGTATCCCTAAGTTTAGGGCTCCAGAGGGATTCGCTATCATAGAACCATACGATGTTCGACGTTTGACCGTCACGCACCGCATTGGTAAGGAGTCCCGTTACCTCGGCCCATTTGGCCTCAGTAAGGGGACGTGATCCTACGGTTCTTTCATGGAGTGTCTCCGGCCCCGTCAAACGTAAGTTAGACGTAAGGGGTAGACAGCTTTGTGGGAAAACCGGC